TGTGCAGTAAGTGCTTATACTTTAGGCTCTAATACAACGGTTAGTGCTTTCAGTGCTGGATGGCAAACAGCGCTATTATATAGCACTAACTACGCAAACAATAGCGCTAAACATGAAAGTGTATATAGCTCGTTTAATGCAACAAGTGCTAACACACTAGGCGCAAATACTACCTTAAGCTCATTTAGTGCTGGTTGGCAAAATGCTGTAATTTATAGCACTGCATATGCTAATAATAGCGCCAAATATGATAACACTTTTAATACATGGAGTGTTTTAAGCGCCGGTGCTCAGTCTGCAGCAACCACTGTAAGCTCATTTAGTGCCAATTGGCAAAGCGTTTATAGCTCTGTTGCATCCAACAGCTCTACATGGACCGGTGGTGGTAGTCCATATGCAACAGTATATGCTGTTAATAGCGCTAAATACGAAACCACTTTTAATACTTGGAGCGTATTAAGTGCTGGTATTCAAAGTGCGACATCTACAGTAAGCTCATTTAGTGCTGGATGGGGTGGTGGTGCAGGAACCCCAGGCGGTGCTAATACACAGATTCAATTTAATAATAGTGGTGCGTTTGCTGGAGATAACGGATTAACATTTGTTAAAGCAACAAGCACGACAGCAACAAAAGTATTGAGTACAGCTGCAATTATTACTCAAACAGGGGTAATAACAACGAGCGCTGTAATTGGATCCACTGGTGGTTTATATGTTCCAAATTCTCTTGTTCAGTTTGTCGGTAACGTAAACGGATACTCTCAAATTGCTGGTCAAAATATAAACGCAGGATCAAATGCATCTGTTGATTATGTTTTAACAACAGATATTGGTACCGACACGTCTAGATATCTAGATTTAGGTGTAAACAATAGCACGTTTTTTGATCCAACATTCACAATCGCGGCATCCGGTGATGGTTATCTATATATTACAAATAGTAATTTAGCAATAGGTACATCCGGTTTCGGTCCACGTGATATTATATTCTTTACAGGCGGAACTTTGAGCGGTGTAAATCAAATTGGCCGATTTATTGATGGCCAAGGTTTATCAGTTACTTCTAATATATCAGCCTCAGGTGGATCATCTCCTTATTGGAACGCTGCATTCAATACGGTTGCGTCAAATAGCGCATCTTGGGCAGTGACAGTGTTTCCTCAATTTTCGGTTCTTAGTGCGGGTTGGCAATCAACATCAACAACTGTAAGCTCTTTTAGCACTTTTTGGCAAAATGCTTATAGTTCATTTGCAAATAATAGCGCCAAATACGAATCTGTTTATAGCTCAATAGCATCTAATAGTGCTAATTATGACAGCGTCTATAGCACTGTAGCATCTAATAGCGCTGGATGGTCAGGTGGCGGCAGCCCATATGGTACCGTGTATGCAGTAAATAGCGCTAAATATGAAAGCGTATACGGCAACGTAAATACCTTGAGTGCGTTAAATGTTCAACTTGGTGATTATATTGCAATGAACTTGTTTACAAGAATGTTCTAAATAAATACTATTATCTTATGCCAGCAAATACAGTCCCAATTTTTAGTCTCACGCCAAATTTATCAGCGGTATCAATAACAACAGCATCAGCAAATACAGCTTCAGCAGGAGCTGGTACAGTTGGTACTAATATGTTTCTTGCATTCACTGCTGGAGCCAATGGTAGCTTTGTTCAAAAAGTTCGATTTATGTCAGTGGCTTCTGCAGCTGGTGTAACTGGCGTCGCAACAGTTCTTCGTATCTTTTTAAGTACAGTAAATTCCGGATCACCTACAGCGGCAAATACTTTTTTAATTGGTGAGGTGTCTGTACCTGCCATCAACTCAGCTAACCAGGTAAATGCAACTAATTTCTATGATTTTCCGTTAAATATTGCGATTCAAACCGGGTACTATATATTAGTATCTCAGCACGTGGCTCAAACAACTAATCAAAACTGGAATGCAATGGTATTTGGTGGAAACTATTAATGCATTATCCTATACAACCTCCAGATTTTTTGGACTTACCTCCTCTGTCTAGAGCAGACGTCCAGATATTTACGCACAATAATTTAGCTCAAGGATGGTTTACATGGCTTAAACCTCGTGGATGCACTATGATAAGTATGATCGCAATTGCGGGAGGTGGAGGCGGTTCTGGAGGATTCACCCGCACTGCTGGCACAGCGGGTGGAGGCGGTGGAGGTGGCGCCTGCTCAGGTATTGCTCGATTGTTTATGCCAGCGTTTTTTATTCCAGATACTTTATATGTTCAGGTTGGCGCCGGTGGTTTAGGTGGTGCTGCTTCAACAGCTGGAGGCGCAGGTGCAAATTCTTTTATTTCGTATGGTCATAGCTCTGCTGCTCCAAATGTATTATTGGCATCAGGTACTAACGCTCCTGGTGGTGGTGGTGCTCCAAGCGCAGCTGCTGTCGGAGCTGCTGGTACAGTTCCGACAATTGCCACAACTACAACAACTCAGACTATGGGATCTTGGTTTGCAACTGTTGGATTGGTTGGAGTTGCTGGTGGCGCTGTAGCTGGTGGTGTTGGAACTTCGGTAACTGCTTGGGCCGCGTTACCCCTAACTCCTGGAGCAGGTGGTGCTGGAAGCACCTCAGCTAATTTTGATGGAGGTGGTATAACATCAACAGCTGCTATTGATTGGGGTTTTATAAATTATTCACAAGGTAATGGTAATGTGGCACTGTCAGGTTCAGTTGTTGCTGCTGCAGCTGGAGTAAATGGATCATCGGGAGTTGTTAGTTGGCAACCATTTTTTATGTCTGGTGGAGCGGGTGGAGCGTCTGTTAACGCTGGCCAAGGTGGCCAAGGTGGTAAAGGTGGTATTGGTTGCGGTGGAGGTGGAGGTGGCGCAGGGACAACAGGAGGCCGTGGAGGAGATGGTGGTAATGGTCTTGTAATTATTCAATCTTGGTAATTTATGCCAGCAAATACTACACCAATTTTTAGTTTTACTCCGAATTTGACATCGGTGTCTATAACTGCAGCTACTGCACCTACAAATGGTGTTGGCACAATTGGTACTAATATGTTTGTAGCGTTTCAAGCCGGGCCAAACGGTAGTTTTATTGAAAAAATACGAGTAATACCCATTGCATCAGTTGCTAGTTCAAGTAATTCAAATACAGCAGTGTGTATTTATTTGAGTACAGTGAATTCTGGATCGACAACAGCTGCAAATACTTTTTTAATTGGTGAAATGGGTATACAAACAACTATTACTACAGCGCAGCCAACAACCGCAAACAGTTATTATGAGTTCCCGTTAAATATTGCAATTCAATCAGGGTGGTATATACTTGCAAATCAACACACTGGAGTTGGAGCTAATGTAAATTGGATGGTGACAGTATTTGGCAGTGATTATTAAAATGCATTTTCCAGCGCAACCCACTCATTTAAACGATTTACCTCCCCTTTCTAGAGCGGATGTTCAAATATTTACATACAATAATTTGGCTGGATCTTGGATAACCTGGTCAAAGCCCTCAGGGTGCACTATGATATATATGATGGCAATTGATGGTGGTGGTGGTGGAGGAGGAGGATTTACTCGTACTGCTGGTCTCGCTGGTGGTGGTGGTGGGGGTGGGGGGTGTGGAGGAATAGCTCGATTATTTGCATCTGCATTTTTGATACCTAACATTTTATATATTAAAGTTGGCGCCGGTGGTTTAGGTGGTGCTGCTTCAACAGCTGGAGGAGCCGGCTCTATGTCATGGATTTCATATGGCCATACTTTTACAACACCGAGTATTTTACTTGCATCAGGCGCCGCCTCCCCTGGTGGTGGTCAACCAGGAGCATCAGGCTCTGCAGGATCTGGCGGTTCTGCAAACACTATTGCAACTACTGCCACTACACAAACTTTAGGACATTGGTCAGCAATTGCTGGTATTGCTGGCGGCGTTGGCGGCGCGCAATCTGGAGCCGTGGGTACATCAATAACAGCGTGGGCAACGCTTCCATTAAGCCCAGGCGCTGGCGGCGCTGGGTGTACGGCTGTAGATTTTGATGGTGGTGGTATAACTGCTGCAGCTTCAGTGGATATAAATTTTTTAAACTTTACAACTGGACCTGGCAACGTTGCATTATCAGGTTCCAACGCTGCGATCGCAACTAGCCGTAACGGTAGTTCTGGAGTCAATTTATGGCAACCATTTCTCATGTCTGGTGGAGCAGGCGGTGCTTCAAGCAATGCAGGAGTAGCAGGCTCTGGAGGTAAAGGTGGTATTGGTTGCGGTGGAGGTGGAGGTGGCGCAGGGACAACAGGTGGTAGTGGAGGAGATGGTGGTAATGGCTTGGTTATGATTATATCTTGGTAAGTGCCTAAATAATTATATGCAAATTGCAATACATCCCGTGAGTTATCGAGCTGGTATAGGATCTCTTTTAGAGGTAAAAAGTATCTCTGGCAACCCTCCGCTCAATATCGAATGGGTAATAACCACCGATACTGGATCTGTTTTAGAATCTGGAATTATTGCAATGTCTCAAGCACAATGGAATGATTGGCCTTCAGGTAACGATAATAACTATATCGAAAATATAACTGCCGGATTACTCGGAGTCGCTCCTGTTTAAATAGACAAAAAAAAGAGGTGACCCTTTCGAGCCACCTCCTGCAATTGTTGTAACTTCAATATTAGAAGTATACGGACTGTACACCAGGCGTGAAAGCCTGCCCCAAGCCGCTCACAAGAATAACGTGATAATAAAGGTTTGCACCAAAGATATTATCAACAACACCATAGCGGGTCAAGAGACCAACGCGGGGTGCGAAATCATTCTGTCCAATCGTTCTCTGAATCATGACTGGAATATATGGGCAGTAAATGATACCCGTATCGTAGAACTCTGGACCTTTGTATCCGAGCAATGCATACTCTGGGCGTTGTAAGCCCGCGTATGGATTGTTTACGGTGTCCAAGAAGTTACCTTCAGTACGTGTATCGCGGTAAACGTTAAAACGACCACCGAGATTACCAACCTTAGCAACACCAACTGGCTGCGTGTTTACATTTCCTTGAACAGGTACCCACTGGAATTCAGGGAGCATTTCAAGGATCGCGCAAACGCGAGGTGTACCAACAACAAAGTTGGCAGCGCCACGGCGGTTACGAACAGCAATACGGTTTGCTTCGATAATTAATCTCTGATAGAAGTCACGATTACGCTCTACTAACCAACGGCCGTCAGCGGATGCTGGCGACCATACAGAATAGCCGTTGCCGTAACCTGCGTTAAGGGCAACCTGCAACATTCTGATCAACATTTCACGGTCGATCTCGGCCTGAATTTCATAGCTCATCGCATTTGTCAATTCAGTATCGATATCGATACCATTCATGTTCTTCAAGTCTTGTTCGAGTTCAACTGACCAACGAGCGCCTAAGCGTCTTGTACCAGCTTCAACTGCTGTCTTTTCGAACGAAACTTCGAATGTAGGGATTTTGTCCGTGATTTCGTAGTTCTGTAAGAGAGCAGCAACGCCAATATCCTGACCACCAGCTGTTAAGAAGGATGTCAAGTTGCTATATGCACCGGCGCTTGCGGCGCCGGACAAATATGCAGCTGACGTACCTGTATACGATGTATTCAAGTACTGATAACCTGCTTCTGTACCAGAGAGGGATGCAAGCACACCTGCCTGGCCTGGAGGTTGATTTTGACCCGTTGAACCGCTATTCTGACCAAGTGTTTGGCCGGTATAACGATAACGTAAAGCGAATGCAAGGCCGACTGGGCCCGCCATTGGTTGAACACCAACGATTTCGTTTGTGATTAACTCGGGAAATGTACGTCTAATCATTGGAATCAAGATCTTTGGAAGACGGAAGTCACCAGTTGCATATGTATCTGTACCTGGCGTACCAGATGCAATACCTGCAGCACCGATGCTGGATGCGTTACCAAAGGCGCCGGCTGTACCAGCAGTATTTGGTACTGGTGGATTCCAACCTGGGCCTGCTTCACGCAAACACCACTGCTCTTGGTTTTCCAAAAGCATTGCCGTATTAAGGCGTGTGTGATCGTCTTCAATAGGAGCTACGCTCTTTGAAGAGTAATCCAATACTGGACCCCACTTCTCTAAGAGAGCTGTTGCTCTTGATTCGTCAATGTAAGCCTGTGTAGGTCTTACTTGTTTCATAGTTTTATAAATTTCCTTTTTCTATCTAACTCGACCCCAAGAACGTTTGATGGTTCAGGTAACTAAGAAATTAATTCTCAACAGAAAGTGCTTAGTACTTGCCGAGTTCGGCCAAGTATGGATTAGCTTCTTGCTTTATTTCGTTGGTTTGTTCTAAAACAACGCGGTCAGCTTTTGAAGTGTTATCACTTTGTGCTTCTTCTTTTAATGTCTCAAGTCTGGCGTTTTCGTTTTTCTTAAACAACTTAAGAGTATAATCAAAATTTTCGGTAATAAAATCTGGTGTTTTGCCAGTCAATACCTTTTTGATATATTTCTTTTGTTGTTCAGATAGAGATGCCGTTTTTTGTTCAATAAGTAGATTAGCTTTTAAGCTATTTAACTCTGAATGTAACGCGGTGTTCTCTTGAACGACAGACTCAAGCTTCGTAGAAGCTTCACTAATTTGTTTTTTACCATCGATGATTGCATCTTTTACAGATGATTTCTGTAGTGCAGCATCAACGGCTAAATGTGTACGAAGGCTCTCAAGCACTTTAAGAGCTTTCTTATTGCGGACTGCTTCTTTAATTTCAGCAGCTGGGACGAGCTCTTTCAAGAACTCATCAAGATAGGTACTAACTGACTCAATCAATTGAGCCTTAAATTTCTTTGCATCTTCGTTTAAAGATGTTTCATACTTTTTGATAACGAGCTTTAATTTGTTAGCGCGATCTGTATCGATAGCTTCAACAACGCGCTTTAATTTACCAACATGGTCTTTGTCAATTGCAACTAACAATTCTGTTAGCTTATCGCTATATAATTGATCCTGCTCAGTTAATGCTTTTTCAACATGGAGCGTTACTTTATCGTTGACTTTCTTTGCAAGAGCTTCCTCAATCTTAACTAAAGATTCTGGAGTAAGTTCTTTTGCTGTATTATCGTCAAGTAATTTGTCCATATTAGAAAAGGGTTGTATTATTATTTATAATCTGCTGCTTAATTTTCTTGTTAACAGCTGATTTTAAATGAGTTTGAGCTAGCTTATAGTTATTCTCAAGCAACGCTGCAATAAAACGTTTGATGTCGGTTTTCATCTCGTTATAAATTATTTATGAAGTCGATGATGTTTTTCCTTAGGTATTCATCACGATTTCTTGTAGGCATTGTTTTAATTGCTTTATTAAAATTATCATACAGCTCTTCATATGAGCCATTTTCAGCTAAAACGTATTGCTTACTTTCTAAAATACCATTTACAAAAGCTTTTGGAAACGATGGATCTGCAACGCAATCTACAGCTACTAATCTAAAGCCTTTAACGCGACTGTTACCGCTAGATTCACCAATGAGTTGCCCAAGACCGCGAGTGCTCATTCCCACTTTTACACCATCATTAATAAGGCTTCGTACAATCAAACCTGTTGGTGTTGATAATACTTTGCTCTTACCGTGAAAGACATTACCATCTTGTTTTAACTCAGTTACGAGATGACAAGCACGACCCAGATCGACATCAGCGGTTGTTGGGTGATTTAACTCACCCATTGAACGACCTGGCTTAATCATTTCATCTGTATATCGACGAGCTTCATTAACCATTTCATCGATTGAATAGATTCGCTTGTTTTTATTAGCGCCTTCAGCCATCATGTATGGACCTTTAATATAAAAAATGCGAGGTGAGTTGCCATTAGTCTCTTCAACGACGTATTGAAACTCACTCGGATCAAATGATGTTTCTACTATAAGTTTAAAGCTCATTCTTAATATTTATAGCTCCTCTTCTTATTTCAATAGATGTATGTAAAGTTATAGTCATTTTAAAGTCAGCCTTAAATTTTTAATTCCTTTTCAGTTAGAATAACAAACTCAGCTCCGTGCTTAGCGGCCCATTTTTTAGCTGCAGCCCACTTACTTGTATTTGTAATCCAAGTAGTTTGCTCATAATATTTAGTGCTTTTCTTTTTGCGAGTACTCTCAACAGGTTTTGCTACTTGCTTACTTGGTTTTATTTCAATTAATAGCTTTTTATGATTGCCTTGGTTATCTTTAAAGACTATGTAGTTGTCTACAAAATATCTGTGAACTTTGTTATCTAATGGGTTTGTATAAGGGATAATGATATTTTCACTACCCCAACGAATTATATTAGGGTTATTATCTGCCCATCTAAAAAACTTTAGCTCCCAACCAGAACGATAAACTGCCGGACCGTTTCCGATGTATTTAGCTTTATTAACAGGATTAAAAAGCCCTTGACGGTATTTGGTCATCGTCTATATAATGGCTGTATAATCTTTGCTTCTAACCCTGGTTCATCTGGATGAACTTTTAAATTATTAATATCGGCGCCAAGCTTAGCTTTTTCTTCCTCTGAAAGACTTGTCTTAGTAACAAGTTGAAGGGCTTTATCCAAGCTTGATGGATTTTTTGTATGCAATTTAATGAGCTTTATAATTTCCGCTAAGATTGGATCAGCTTCTTTTAATTTAATAGCACCGGCTGTGGGTTCTACAAACGCTTTGACATTATGTGAGGCTCCAATTAAACTGTTTAAAACTGCATCTGGATTACCTATAAATCCACGTTTTGATGCAATATCGGCTGCAGTCTTATACATCGTAACTAGACGATTCATTGGATTTTTGCCTTCACCACGTTCAGCAACAATGAAATTATTAAGTGGTTTAAATGAATCACCTCCACGGTAAACATCCTTTAAAAACATAATAACCTGATCAGCATCCTCACCAGTTACTTTGGATTTCAAATCATCAAAAGATTTGAACGTTTGTTTTTGTTGAGTACTAGCAACAAAATTTTCACATGATTTCTTAATAAGAATATCTAGCTGTTTGAGATATTTAGGGGACACCATATCAAGTTGCGTTTTAGCTTTTTCTGATATTTTTTTGAAGTGCTCAATTCGTTCTAATAGTTCAGTTGCAAGAGTAGAATCTTTGTTAGGTAAATTATCATATCGCTTTTGACAACTAAGGGCTTCTGATTTGCTATTGCTATACTCAAAATATAATTTACCATATTTCTCCATCAGATCTTTCAATGTCATTCCCGCCTTAGTATCAGATAGAATAACCTGAAGAGTCATATAGATCTGCTTCATATTATCGCGAGTAATATACTTACCGGTATCAGCTTGTGGATCGGTTGCCTCTAAAATATTTTTAACGTAATTATCAAATGTTCTCATATTAGCCCATAAAGAATTGAGGAGGTGCTGCATCACCAAATCCTGGAGCACCTTCGTATAGCTTTGTTTCAAGCTTTTCTTTTTCTAGAAGACCCTCTTCAAGCATATTTGCGTTAACTTGCCCACCACCAAATAGAGTTGTGCCAGCGAATTTACCACGAATTCGGCCAACAACAATTTTAGTGAGGGCTAATGAATATTGATATACCCAAGCTTCAGTAATAACATCGCGCAAAGGTCTCTCAACGTAGCACTGAATAACGCCAAAATATTGTGTTGATCCTTGCGAAGAGGCGCGCGGCTGTGGATATAATCTCATTATCTGAGTGCGCTCATTAAAATCAAATGATGGCTTTGTCGCAAGAAGTTTTTCTCTCATTTTTAGCCAATCTTTTAATACATACCAACTCACTAAATCAAAACCGTAATTACCCATAGCGTAGCTAAAATACGTTTGTTGTGCTAAAGTTTGCTCAACTGTAAATAGAGTATTGATGCCAGTTGTTGAACCTTCTTCAAAATCTACAACAGCCATTACTTTTCTGTAATCCATTACATCATAATCAAAGCTATTATTAAATTTTGCTGGTGGTGTTGCTCCAGTGTCTTCACCGTATTGAGTAATTTGACGCTGATAGCTTTGCGTAAAATATGCAGACAGCGATGAATTTGCAGCAACTACAGTACTAAAAAGATTCTGGGTAAAAATTTCGTTTGGATATGCTCCAGCACTTAAAGAAGCAGATAAAGCAGATAACGTTGAAAACGCTGAACCAGGAATTGCGCTATTAACAATAAATGATGTATCCGCTGGTTGTATATTTTGCGCGTAATGAGCATTAATCCCTGAATTTTTTATTTGTGTCTCAAATGAATCAGTTGCTTTGGCAGTAAAAAGAGTATCTAAACGCAATCCATAATCTTTAATATAAAGATCACTATTAAAAATTAGAAATTCGTTTGTATATCCTGCAAACTTAGTAAACATTTCAGCTGCAATACTAATATTTTCATATAGCTGATCGCGATGAATTTCAACATTAATAAAAGGATATCCAAGTGAGCGTAAAATTCTATCAGATAGTCTATTAAAAGAACTTATTCTGCTAGATATATTTGTGCTTTGAAAAGCTGAAATTGGTGTAATATCGCAGCGCATTTAAGTTATTTATTACTGAGCTGGTGCTGGCGGTGGCGTTTGTGCAGAAGGAGCAGCATTGTTTTCAGGAGCCTCTTCTTCAGGCTCAGGAGTGTTTTGTGGTAATGCAGCAACGGCTCCTCCAAATGCTGGTGGTGTAGCAGTTCCGCCAGCTGGTGCCGCTCCAGGTTGTTCAGCTGGCTGGCCTGCTGGCACTGCGGCATCTTTCCAATTTGGACCGCCAGTCATAATCTGATTTAACTCCCATTCAAGCTCTTTATCCTTACGTAAAAATTCTCTATTAGCTTTAACTGCGACATCACTCCAACCAAGATATTTTTTCTGTGCAAATGTTGCTGACACAAATGGATTAGAAGCGAGGTTATTAAAGTTAGTAACCTTCAATTCAAGCTTTTGATTTTCTCTGAGCTCGTAGAAATTGGTTGGAACGTTAAAGACAAGCTGAATATGCTGCTCTTTAATTTCATACTTATCAACCATTCCACGTAATTTTAAATGTGTTAAAAAGCCATTTTTAAGACCGGTAGAAAAATTCTGTTGCATTCTGATAATAAATTTTGCAAACTTTAACTCTTCTCTTAAAATTTCACTACCATCTTTAAATGTGCTTTCTGTATTGAGGCGATTAGTTGGAACCTTCAATGACTTGTAAAGTTTGTTTACAAAGTACATCAGATCTGTCAACTCACCTAAATTTTGACCACCAGCAAGTTGAGTAACTGAAGAGCCTTCACTGCCAGCACGTTTTGCAAACCAATAGCTATCTAACATGCTCTGTGGATTAAACTTCTGAACAGATCCAGATTGAGTAGAGTCAAAGGTCTTTTTGCTCCAATATTCTTGAATAAGCTTACGGAGGTATGCTTCAGCTTTTGGTGGAGGCATATTACCAACATCAACGTTAAAAACTAGACGCTCAGGTGCTCTCACTAATCTATAAATAACAATTGAGTCTTCAATAAGAGATAGCTGTCTATATGCACGACGGCAATTCTCAATAAAAGGTAAACGAAAGGTTTTATCTTGATTCCATATATCAGAATTGATGTATGTAATCTGATTTTTATCCATTGGAATAAATTCATATTTTTCAATTTTATTCGGCTTATTTGGATCAAAAATTGGCTTTCTAAGAATGTATCCTTTGATAATCATATTTTGAATGTTATCAAAAATTGGATCAATTAGCTCAGTTGGTAATTGAACAACGCCTAAAATACCTGCATCAGTATGTTTTTTATGAATGATATGCTCAAAATAAATCTCACCCTCAATCAAAAGCTGTCTAAAATAAGACCAACCTTTTTTATCTAACTGAAAATGCTCAATATATTTCTGAAACTCTTCTTGAATCTTTTCTTTATCAGCTTCTTCAAGTATTGTGTTTCTAAATTGAAGCTTTACAATTTCGTGATTATCATCCGGATTAATTGTCTCGTCACAAATCTCATCTAAACAATCACTTACTTCCGCAAAGGCCGCCATGATGCGGTAATCCATTATTCGCGGCCCTTTATCGACCTGAATGTTTGCGTAAACTAAATCGTTATAAACACCGCCTTTTGCAATTGAACCTGACGGAGTGTTGTTGTACTCGTTATCGTAAAAGATGGATTGACGTGCTAAAGCTTCTGTGCGTCTACTACCAGTATCTTGGAAAGTCTCATACTTTGGATTTAACTGTGAAAGCACTGAGTTTAAATCAAGTGCTTGATACGGTAATTTGTTAGCAATATTCTTGAAGAAACTACTACGCGGGTTACCTGGATTATCAGAAGCCATTTGAATTATTTAATACAAACTCTCAGACAATCACTATATTAGTTGTTGTGCCAGACAATGAAAATATATTCATCGTTTCGCTGCTCGTTGACCAGCCTGCCGCGTTAAATGGCATAAATGTTAC